GATCACTTCCACGGGATACAGGATCCTTTTCAAGGGTGAGTTCTATGACATTGTGAATGTGGATCATATGAACTATAAGAAGAAGTCGCTGAAATTCAGCTGCCGGAAAGTGAGGCGGTAGGTATGGCTACAGACAGGGTTAAGATTGACCAGATGGCTCATGTCATTATGGAAGGCTTACAGGAGTATGCTGACCTTGCTACCGATGATCTGAAGAAGGCTGTGAAGAAGGCAGGGGACGAAGCGAAGAAGGATATCCAGAGTAATGCGCCTGTGAAGACTGGGGCTTATAAGAAGAGCTGGACGGTGAAGACGACCAAAGAAACATCAAATGCGATGGAAGTGGTGGTTCATTCACGGAACAGGTATCAGCTGGCACATCTTTTGGAGTTTGGTCATGCAAAGCGGGGCGGTGGAAGGACGAAAGCCATTCCGCATATTGCACCGGCTGAACAGAGGGCAGCGGAGATTCTGGAAAGAGAAGTGGAGGCGGCATTGAGATGACTATAGAACAGTTGGCAGCAATGCTGCAGGGTACGGGGATCCCGTTTGCGTATGATCATTTTGCGGAAGGGGAAAGCCCGGAGCCGCCGTTTATCTGTTACCTGTTGTCGGGAAGTGATAACTTCGCTGCGGACGGCAGGGTGTATTTCAAGATAAATGAGGTGCGGATTGAGCTTTACACGGATAAGAAGGATGTGTCCGTGGAAAAGCAGGTGGAGGATGCTCTGGATGACCGGGGCATTTTTTATAACAAGAGTGAAGTCTGGATTTCGGAGGAACGGCTGTATGAGGTGCTGTATTCCTTTGATGTACCGGATGTGAGTGAAGATTAAGGAGGGTAAGAAGATGCCTAACAACAAGGTTAAGTACAATCTGAAGAATGCGCATTATGCGATGCTGCATATCGCCCAGGACGGCACGGTGAGTTTCGATACACCGGTGGCGATTCCAGGCGCGGTAAGTATCAGCCTGGATGCGAACGGGGAGCCGGAAAACTTCTATGCGGATGGCATTGCGTACTATGTCATCAACAATAACATGGGGTATGACGGTGATCTGGAACTTGCGATCATTCCTGAGAGCTTCAGGGTGGATGCACTGAATGAGACATTGGATGAAAACAATGTGCTTATCGAGAATGCAAACACGGAGCTCAATTCTTTTGCGCTGCTTTTCGAGTTCGACGGCGATGTGAAGCATATCAGACACGTGCTGTATAACTGCTCTGCATCGAGACCGGGTATCGAGGGTAAGACCAACGAAGAGAGCCGTGAGGTTCAGACGGAGACCTTGACCATCAAGGCTACGCCTCTTGTGAGCGGCGTGGTTAAGGCGAAGACCGGTAACAATACCAATTCTGCGATCTATCAGAACTGGTATCAGTCGGTTTATATGCCTGCTGAGGTTTCCGGTGCAAACGTGAATCTGTCTGCATTGACGATTGGTTCCATTTCACTGGATCCGACTTTTGCGTCAGGTACTACGGAGTACACGGCTGAGACTTCAAACGCTACCAATGCTATCACGGCTACGGCAGCGGATGAGAATGCAGGCGTGGCAATTACTGTAAATGGTGATTCTCTAACCAATGGGTCGAGTGTTACATGGGAAGAAGGAACGAACACGGTTGCCATTACAGTAACAAACGGCGGTTCCAGCAAGACTTATACCGTAACGGTAACAAAGGAATAAAGCTGACAGGTCTTAAGGGCTTCGGAGTTGTGCTTGGTATGGCTCCGAGGCTCTTTTGACCGGCGCATTTTTATTATGGAGGATATGATCTATGAGTATGGTTAAAAAGATCGAGATTGACGGGAAAGAGGTCGCTTTCAGAGCATCGGCGGCGATTCCGAGAATATACAGAATGAAGTTCCAAAGGGATATTTATAAGGATTTGGCGGCTTTGGAGAAGGCTATCGGGGATAGCACCGAGGAAGTCAGCAATCTGGATATGTTTTCGTTGGAGATGTTTGAGAATATCGCCTATATCATGGCGAAGCACGCTGATCCGGGTATTCCGGATACGCCTGAGGAATGGCTGGACGATTTCAACACTTTCAGTATTTATCAGGTGCTTCCGAAGATCATTGAGCTGTGGGGCTTGAATGTGAAGGTGGACGTGGAAGCTAAAAAAAACTTCAATCAACTGACCGCCAAATGACAACGGCTCTGTTCATGCTGAGGTGTGTGCAGATCGGACTTTCGATACGGGATCTCGATCTGCTGACGATTGGCATGGTGAATGAGATGTTTATTGAGAATCAGAATGATGATGTGGCGGACAAGGCTTACCATCGGGTGGCTACGCAACAGGATTTCGATGTCTTTTAAGTCGGAATGCCTTGAAATGCTGTATTTATAAGCGTTTCAAAAGGTGTGGATTTTCTGACAGATTTTGAATAGAAAGGGGTGCCTTGATGGCGGCTAACAGAATAAAGGGTATCACTATCGAAATCGGTGGGGATACCACAAAATTGCAGACTGCCTTGAAGGGCGTGAATACTCAGGTCAAGAGCACCCAGCAGCAGCTTAAGGATGTGGAAAAGCTCTTGAAGCTGGATCCGGGGAATACGGATCTGCTGGCTCAGAAGCACAGGCTGCTTGGAGAGGCGGTTGCGGCTACTAAAGAGAAGCTGGAAACCTTAAAGACGGCGGCTGAGCAGGCGAACACGGCTCTGGCCAACGGTGATATATCGAAGGAACAGTATGATGCCCTGCAGAGGGAGATCATTGAGACAGAAAAAGACCTTGAAGCCTTGGAGAAGCAGGCGAATGAGTCTGCTACGGCTCTTCAGAGTATTGCGGCGAAGGGTGAGAAGCTTAAGACGGTCGGGGATAATATCAGTAATGTCGGGCAGAAGTTTTTGCCTGTCACGGCAGGGGTTGTAGGACTTGGTACGGCGGCGGTGAAAACTGCCGCTGATTTTGACTCTGCGATGAGCCAGGTGGCGGCGGTTTCAGGTGCTACGGGTTCCGAGTTTGATGCTTTGAGAGAGAAAGCCCGTGAGATGGGAAGTAAGACAAAGTTCTCTGCTTCTGAGGCGGCTGAAGCCATGAACTATATGGCGATGGCAGGCTGGAAGACGGAGGATATGCTTTCCGGTATTGAAGGCGTTATGAATCTTGCGGCGGCTTCGGGGGAAGACCTTGCGACTACATCCGATATCGTGACGGATGCGCTTACGGCGTTTGGATTATCGGCTCAGGATTCAGGGCATTTTGCAGATATACTTGCGGCGGCAAGCTCGAATGCCAATACGAATGTCTCCATGATGGGTGAGACCTTCAAGTATTGCGCTCCTATTGCAGGTGCGCTGGGATTTTCTGCTGAGGATACGGCGGAAGCTATCGGATTGATGGCTAATTCCGGTATCAAGGGATCTCAGGCAGGTACTGCTTTAAGGACGATTATGAATAACCTGTCCGGGGATGTGAAGATCTGCGGATCCTCTATCGGAGAGGTTACGGTTGCGACTACGAATGCTGACGGCTCCATGAGAGACCTCAGCGATATTCTGGCTGACTGCCGGACGGCGTTTTCTGGATTATCAGAATCAGAGAAGGTAGCGGCGGCTGAGTCTTTGGTCGGAAAGAATGCGATGTCCGGATTCCTGGCTTTGATGAATGCCGGGGAAGCTGATATAAACAAGCTTTCCTCTGCGATTGATAACTGTGACGGGTGTGCAGCCAATATGGCTGATACAATGAACAACAATCTGGAAGGACAGCTGACTATTCTGAAATCACAGCTTCAGGAGCTGGCTATCTCTTTCGGTGAGATGCTGATGCCTGCGATCAGAACGATCGTGGGATGGATCCAGGGTTTCGTGGATAAGCTGAACAGCATGGATGAGGGCACAAGGAAGGTTATCATTACCATTGCGCTTGTGGCGGCGGCTATCGGTCCGGTGCTGATCATTGTGGGGAAGGTGATCTCTGCTATCGGTACCATTATGACGATAGTTCCGAAGCTGGCAGGGGTAATCAATGCGGCGAAGGGAGTATTTGCGGCATTCAATGCGGTATGTGCAGCGAATCCGTATGTGCTGATCATAGCTGCTATCGTGGCTCTGGTGGCGGCGTTCATTTATCTCTGGAACAACTGCGAAGAGTTCAGGCAGTTCTGGATCGACTTGTGGGAAGGTATCAAGGAGATTGCCGTTGCTGTATGGGAGGCGCTGAAGGAGTTTTTCACGGCGGCATGGGAAGCAATCAAGTCCACGGCTGAGACGGTTTGGAACGGGATAAAGAATTTCTTTTCAGGATTATGGGAAGGGATCAAGAATATCTTCCAGACGGTGGTGGATGCGATCAAGCTGATCATCACTACGTATTTCAATATTTATAAAACCATCATCACAACGGTTCTGAATGCGATAAAGACCGTGTTTACAACGATCTGGAATGCTATCAAGACTGTGGTGACTACGGTGGTTACCGCGATATCGACTTTTCTGACTACGGCGTGGACGGCGATCCAGACCACTGCGACTACGATATGGAATGCGATTTCCAGCTTCTTTACGAATATCTGGAATGGTATCAAGAATGTGATCACTATGGCGGTCAATGCCATTAAGAACGTGGTGACTACGGCCTGGAATAACATTAAGAATACGGTTACTTCTGTCGGAAATGCGATAAAGACAGCGGTTACGAACCTGTGGAACAATGTGACTTCCGCTGTAAAGAATGCGATGAGCAATGTGTTCAATGCGGTAAAGAGCGGTTTTGCCAATGTGAAGGATCATATAACCGGGCTTGCGTCGCAGGCTTTTAACTGGGGTAAGGATCTGATCATGGGTATTGTGAACGGCATTAAGTCTTGTATCAGTGCAGTTGGTGATGCGGTTTCTTCTGTTGCGGATAAGATCAAGAGCTTCCTGCATTTCTCCGTGCCGGATGAAGGGCCTCTTACGGATTATGAGAAGTGGATGCCTGACTTTATGAAGGGTTTGGCGAAGGGCATCGAAGACAGCAAGGGTATGGTCACGAAGGCGATGGATTCGCTTTCGGCTGATATGACCATCAATCCTCAGGTGAACGGGATGCAGGCGGCTATGGCCGGTGGTGGCAGAGTTTCGAGTGCTGATCTGTCGGGGCTTGTTTCGGCTATCAAGGATGCAGTCGGTGGCGTGAATGCTTCCGGACAGGGCGGCGATATCGTGATTCCAGTTTATCTTGGCGGCACCATGCTGGATGAAGTGATCGTAAACGCTCAGCAGAGAGCAAATTTGAGAAGCGGAGGAAGGTGATGTTATGGCATTTATACAGTATCTGACATTTGATGGTGAGAACCTTCCTCTGCCTGATTCCTATGAGGTGAACCTTGAAGATAAGGAAGCGGATTCCGGCGGTGAGACTGAGGCAGGTACCATACAGAGGGATGTGGTGCGAGCCGGGGTTGTAGAGATCGGGGTATCGTTTTCTGTTACACAAGTCTGGCTTAAGAAGTTGACGGAATATAAGCAGCAGGAAAGTATCACGGTTTTATACTTTGATCCTGAGACGGCTACACAGGTTCAGACACAGATGTATGTGGAGGGATTCAAGGCAAAGCTGGAAAAGGATACAAGCTATAAGGGGCTTTGGACGGTGAGTTTTACGCTGAAGGAATTTTGAAAGAAGGTGTTTGAATGTATCCTGTATCGAGCGCATTCCTGCAGGCGGTGCAGGAGAACACACGGAAATATTATTGGACGGGGAAGATCACGACGAAGAATGGCGTGGTGTATGACTTCGGGGCTGAGGATATCGTTAAGGGGAGCGGTTATATTTCGGCTCAGTGCTGTGGAAGCACGGAGATCGAGCTGGGTACGGTGTATGCGGCTGAGATGGGTGTGACGCTGCTTTCGGATATTGACCGGTATACGCTGGAAGATGCCTTGGTTGAGGTGTTCTATCATCTGAGGATATCGAAAAGCCGGAGCAGCGGCGATCTGGATCCCGATTATGATCAGCGGGTTGAGGCGGATGGGATTTATGAGACGATCCCGATGGGAGTTTTCGAGGTGTCGGAGGCAAACAGGACGGTGAAGTGCCTGGAACTGAAGGCCTATGACTATATGCTTCGTTTCGAGAAGGATTTTAACGGCTTTGAGACGGTCGGTAAGGCATATGATTTTATCCATCTTTGCTGTGAGGCGTGTCATGTGGAGTTTGCTTTGGAGCAGGCAGATGTTGAGGCTATGCCGAACGGGGATACGGCGCTTTCTATTTATACAGATAATGATATCGAGACCTACCGGGATGTGCTTTACTATGTGGGGCAGGTGCTTGGTGGGTTTTTCTGTATCAACCGTGAGGGCGTGTTGGAACTGAGGAAATATGGCGATGATCCTGTGATGGAGATTGCGGGTAGACACAGGTTTTCTTCCAGCTTTTCGGATTTTATCACAAGGTATACGGCGGTTTCGTCAACGAACATGAGAACCGAGATCGCGGAGTATTATCATCTGGATCCCGATGACGGGCTGACCATGAACCTGGGCGTGAATCCGCTTTTGCAGTTTGGATTGGATGAGACAAGACGGCAACTCTGTACGAATATACTGAATGATCTTTCGGTGATCGATTATGTGCCGTTTGATTCGGATACGATAGGTAATCCTGCATTGGATGTGGGCGATGTGCTGACCTTTATCGGCGGTCAGGCTGACAGGGATAAGATCAGTGCGATCACTTCCATGCAGGTGAATATGTATGGGAAGCAGAGGCTTAAGGGTGTCGGGAAGAATCCGAGACTGGCTCAGGCGAAGAGTAAGAATGATAAGAATATTTCGGGATTGCTCAGTCAGATTGAGGCAGGGAAGATTGGGATTCACACATTTACGAATGCATCTGCTTTTACGGTTGCTGATCAGGATACAAAGATCATTTCCATTGAGTTTGCGACATCCGAAGATAATCACGCTCAGTTCTTCGGACAGGTGATCGTGGATGTAAATGCAACAGCGGTTACAAAGACGGCTACAGCATCCGGGGATGTTGTGATCCCGTCAGTTGCGGTGGATGAACCGGAGCCAGAGGATCCTGATAATCCTGAGGTTATCGGGAATACGGAAGAGCAGACGGTTTCAGTTTCCTTGCCGGTGAGCTGGACGGAGGATGGAACGTCGGTTGTTACTTTTACCTTTGAGTTTAATGATGAAATGATCACGGTGCATCAGCCGGTGGAGACCTGGCATTCGGGGAAGCACACGATCCTTTTGCATTATCCGATTGAGAACGTGATCGCAAATTATACGAATAGCTTCAATGTTTACATGAAGGTGACGGGCGGCACGGGTACGGTTGATACGGGCTGGTGCGTGGCTTCTGTTTCCGGTCAGAGCATGGGTGCGAATGCGGCCTGGGACGGTACGATCACGGTTGAGGATTATATCGAGAGAGTCGGTATCAGCGGCGGCCTTCAGCTTAAGACGGTTGCGGACAGAGTTGTATTCGAGATCGATGAGCTCGTTCAGAGAAGCTACAGCGATGTGGTTATCGGAAGGACGGCTCTGGGAGCTTTTGCGATGCCGGTGGATGTGACTGGAAGCAATTCATAAAAATATGGATCCGGCAGGACTTGGAAACAGGCTCTGCCGGTTTGTATTTTACAGAGAAACAGGAGGGCGACATGATTTTACATGGAGAGATGGTCATTGAGTTGACCGATGAGAATACGGGCACGGTGGAAACGGTGCGTGAGACCAACATGATCACGAATGCGGTGAATCATCTGCTGGGGATCAATCCGATGGGAGTGTTTTATAAGGGATCCGGACAGTATGACGATATGCTGCTTTGGAATGATACGCTTCTGCCGATATGCCCGAACATGATAGGCGGGATCCTTTTGTATTCTTCCGCACTTACGGAGAATGCGAACAATATCTATCCGTCATCTGCGGTGCTGCCGGTGGCTTATGCATCCAATGATGTGAATGCAACGGCGGATACTGCGAGGGGAAGCATGAATCTGGTTGAGAGTAAGGCATTGGATGACGGATACAAGTTCGTGTGGGAGTTCACGCCTTCACAAGGCAATGGAACAATTGCAGCGGTGGCTCTTACTTCTGCAAAGGGTGGAAACTCTGTATTTGGGAATGAAGTGAATTCTACTAACGGGTACCTGAAGATAAAGGAAACAAAACTGGATACCCAGACAAATGATGAACTGGCGCTACTTTATTCTGCAGTAGAGGTGGACTTTGAAAATAACGTGATGTATTCGCTGAGGTTCGTGGATTCATCGGTTATCGTGAGGAAGCTGAGGCTACCGGTATTTACGCTTGGCTTGAATGATAAGCTGGATGATACGACCTGTACGGTGCTGGAAGAGACTACACTTCATTGCAGCGTGTTTTCTTTTAGCACGGGGTACACGCCTTACGGTGATTTCCTTGACGGGCATGACGGGTACTGGTACGGATTTTCCAATACGCCTAATTCCTCAGGGGATGCAACAATGAAGTGGATCAAGATCAAGAAGAGCGACCTGAGTTTTACGGAAGGTACATGGACTTTATCAAACGCGCAGCTCAGGGCAGTTGGTTCCTTCAAGATTGATTCCTATGTGAACAGGGCGGTCAGGGGTGTGATTCGGAACGGATACCTTTATTTATCCAATTATGACTGTGATGGGGTTTACAAGATAAACCTGAGCAATGTGACGGATATCACGCTGATTGCGCTTGGTTTTACATCTGAGAACAGGACGCTTTCAGGCTCTTCTACGAGCCAGTGCATGATGACTATGATCAATGATTTTATCATTGCGTATGACTTCATTATCACGGCGAACGATACGGTAATTCCGCTTGTGGGAGCATACAGATTTCCTTATATCGGAACACCGCTGTTCCAGTATAAGGAGTTTCTGACCGGATGGGGCGGCAATTACGGATCAGATTATCATACGACCTGGATCCTGACGCCTTATCTGGCAAGTATCAACAATCTGGCTCAGGCAATCGTGAAGAATGCGGATAAGACAATGAAGATCACTTATACGCTGACGGAGCAGGAACCGAGTCCATAAATGACACTTTAAACAACACATTGAAAAGCACTTTGGCAGAGGCTAAAGGATATGTAACTTTTTTGGCGGCGGTTTTCCCTGACAGGGAGCCGCCTGTTTTAATGCATGGGAGGATGTAAGAGATGAAAGAGTTTTGGAATGTGATTCAGATGATTTTTGCAGCGATAGGGGGATGGCTTGGCTATTTCCTTGGAGGGTGTGATGGGCTGCTTTATGCATTGTTGGCATTTGTGGTGCTGGATTACATCACGGGGATATTGTGTGCGATTGCGGATAAGAAATTGAGTTCGGATGTCGGGTTCAAGGGCGGGATACGTAAGGTTCTCATTTTTGTGATGGTGGGTGTCGGGCATATTTTGGATACTCAGATTCTTGGAGAGACCGGCGTGCTTAGGACAGCCATCATTTTCTTTTATATGAGTAATGAAGGGCTGAGCCTTGTGGAGAATGCCGCTTATCTTGGATTGCCGGTGCCTGAGAAGCTGAAGGCGGTGCTTGAACAACTGCATGATCGTGGAGAGAAAGGCGATGGAAAGGACGGTGGCGATGATGAAGTACAGTGAGAAGAATAAACCGGTTGTTTGTATGATGACTCAGAGTACCTGCTATAAGGGTACGAAGAAGATGGATGTGAAGGGCGTGCTCTGGCATAGCACCGGGGCGAATAATCCGATGTTGAAGAGATATGTCCAGCCGGATGATAATGCGGCATACAGGAATCTGATGATCAAGGTCATTGGGAAGAATGCTTACAGGAATGACTGGAACCATACTTCTGTGCAGGCAGGGCTTAATGCCTGGATCGGAAAGCTGGCTGATGGAAGTATTGCGGCGGTTCAGACGATGCCCTGGGATTACAGGCCTTGGGGGTGCGGTTCCGGCAGTAAGGGGAGCTGCAATAACGGATGGATCCAGTTCGAGATCTGTGAGGATGGGCTGAATGACAGGGAGTATTTTGAGAAGGTCTATAAAGAGGCTTGTGAGCTGACAGCTTATCTCTGCAAGATGTATGGGATTGATCCGAAGGGGAGTGTTAAGTATAACGGCGTGACGGTTCCTACGATACTCTGTCATGCAGATTCTCATAAGCTGGGGCTTGGGAGCAATCATGGGGATGTGCTTCACTGGTTTCCGAAGTTTGGGAAGAATATGGATACTGTGAGAGCGGATGTGGCGGCACTTATGGGTGGGACCGATACATTTTCGCCTTCCAGCGAAGCGAAAAATAGGGATTGTCCTTTTCTGGTGAAGGTGACGGTGAAGCATCTGAGGATTCGGACGGGTGCCGGAACTGATACGGCGTGGACAGGGAAGTATGTGCCGCCGGGAGTTTATACGATTGTTGAGGTGAAAGCCGGTAAGGGCTCTGAGGCCGGATGGGGAAGGCTGAAGAGTGGTGCCGGTTGGATTGCATTGTCATATGCGAAGAGAGTATAATATGGTTTGAGGATATGCCCGTGGTTGTCGGTGATGAGCCGATGGCTACGGGCTTTTTTTGATTTAAAGAGAACTAAAATGCAACAAAATGTACAAAATGCAAAAAACATAAAAACATAAAAAAGCAATATTTTGCTTGATTTTTCGGGGGGGGTATGAGATAATGTATGTTTGAATAAGTGTATTATCAAGGAGCGTATTGCCGGAATGCGTGAATATTATTTTGCAAACTACCGTCTGCTTACGGACGATGAAATAAGTGAACATGAATCCATGCAGTATCTCTCTGCGTTCCG